TGGAAGGATCAACAGAAATACCAAGAGTATTAAAGATATAATTGGCAAGATTATGCTTACCCAATACCTTTGCTTCTTTTAATTTCTCTGTAATAAGAGGATCAAATTTATTCTCTAATAACTTAAGAGAATCCATATCCCTAATCCAAGAAGTTCCCACAGACTCATCAAGAACTTCTGTTAGAGCTGGATTAGCCGATGCAATCCATCTCCTAGGAGTAACACCATTAGTGACATTGGTAAATTTATGTGGCCACAGATCATAGAACTCTGGCATCAACTGAGTCTTAACCAACTCAGAATGTAACTCAGCAACACCATTCACATGATGAGAACCTACTGTTGCTAAATGAGCCATTCTAATAGACTTGTTACCATTTTCATCAATAATAGATAACTTCTCCAACATTGAATCATCCCCAGGATAATTCAAACGTACTACTTGTAAGAACCTTCTATTAATTTCATAGATGATTTCCATATGACGTGGAAGAAGATTCTTAAAGAGTTTAAGGTCCCACTTCTCTAGTGCTTCTGGTAATAGAGTATGATTTGTATATGCAATAGATTTACTTGTAATTTCCCATGCTTGTTCCCATTCAATATGTCTTTCATCTACAAGTAATCTCATCAACTCTGCAACTGCAATAGCAGGATGAGTATCATTTAACTGTACTTGCCAATGATGTGGGAAATCTTCTATTTCATATCCTCTCTTATCCAAACTATGAAGCATGTCCTGAAGAGAAGCACTAACAAAGAAATGTTGTTGCTTCAGTCTTAGTTTTTTGCCTTGATCGGTGCCATCATTAGGATAAAGAACCTTAGAAATAGTCTCAGAAGAAACACTCTGTTCTACTGATCCCAGATAATCACCAATATTAAATGCATAGAAATCAAATGTCTCAGTAGCATCTGCTCTCCACAATCTCAATCTATTACAAGAGTTAACTCTATATCCTAACTGCAATACATCATAAGGGACTGCAACTACCTGTTCTTCAGGAACCCAACGTACTCTATAATGACCTCTATCTGAAACATAATTCTCAACCTTACCACCAAATCCCACCAATACAGATTCATCTGGTTGACACAATTCCCATGGCCATTCTCCATGTAACCAGTTATCTGTAATCTCAACCTGTTGATTATCTTTAATTAACTGTTTAAATATCCCATACTTATATCTTATACCATAACCTGTGGCAGGAACCTTCAGAGTAGCTAAGGATTCCATATAACAAGCAGCTAATCTTCCCAGACCCCCATTACCTAGTCCAGGTTCTTCTGCTACATTTAGAATCTCTTCTAGGGTATGATCATACTCTCCTAGAGCATCTCTAGCTTCTTTCTGAATTCCTAAATTAAGAAGATTATTGTTGAGTTGGGGACCTATTAAAAACTCTGCTGAAAGATAGGCCACTTCTTTCTTTGAAGACTTATTTAAATCCAACCAATAAGTCATCATCTGATCTCTTACAGCATAACTTAATGCCATGTAGAAATCATGAGTAGTAGCAATCTCTGGTCTCTTTCCTAGAGTAAAGAACAGACGTTCTTTGATCCCATTATAAAGGTTGTTCAAGTTAAGCGGTTTCCTCCACCTTTCCTTTCTTACCTATATTATACTTCTGTTCTAGGATCCAGTCATTTTTGTCTTTATATGGTAACACTTTGATTTGATTCAAAGGAGCTATATCCTGAATCGCATCCTCACTAACAACCTGTATTAGACCCCAATCAGCTAGAAGACGAGCTATCCTATTTCTTCTCTGGACATCATTCACTGTAAGATTTGCGTACTTTCCATCCAACGCAAAAAGTTCTTTAAAGTGAACAATATAATACTTTCCTTGCTTATGCAAGATATGGCAAGACTGATAAAGCTTCTTCTCCTTCCTTGAAGCTACTCCAATTCTTGTAAGAGTTTCTCTTACCTTAAGAAAATCATCAGGTTCATTAAGAGTCACCTCTACCATTTGGTCTTGAGACCAACTAACTTGAGGTTCAACTGTTCGTGTAGTCATCTTTTACCACCTGTATCAAGTTTTTGTTTAATAAAGTCGATTTGTTCATGAGATAAGATCTTCAGTGCTTGAGTAGCATTCTCAGTATTATATCCATAATATCTTTTTACATACTCTAGATCTGTCACTTTATCTTTGCGGAGCCAGGGAGAGAATCTCTTCTTTTTCCTCAAAGTATTTAGATAAAAATTATATTGCATATCTTTATCCAAGAAGTGATATTTGTTCATCTCATTAGCAAACAAAACACAATCCAGATGTCCTGACAAACATTTATTAACAATATAAGGAGGATAATCCCCTATTTCATGAGATAAATCCTCCTTATTAAAATTAATAGAGTTCAACCAATCTTTTAGTTCAGCCATTAATAATCAGGATAATGTGACATTTTACCAATATATTGGTAGATTAAATCCCAACCAAATACAAAGGTTTCTCCCTTCTCATCTTGAAGGTAGAAAGGGATGTTAGGGTGTCTTCTCTTAGCACTATAATACTGACTAATAACTGCATAGTCATCATCAAGCCAACGTTCTGCTTCCAATTCTTCTTCACTCATGATTAACCCTCCAGATTAGAAATATAAAGTTTAGCATAACACTTAGCCATAAGTTTAGCATCCTCTATAGTTAGATCATCTATTACCCTACATATCTTCTCAAACTCAAATGTTCTCTCTAGACTACTAAGTTCTATCTTTTCAAGATAGTCCATAGCCACCCCTCTTCCCATACCAAATGGATCCATTAGAGCACCTCATGATAAGGATCAATATCTCCAGCAAGTTCATCCACATTTCTGATAAGATCATTATACTTCTCATCAGATTGGGCAAGTTTCTGTTCTCCTTTAGTGGTATAGTGTAATACTACTGGATTAAAGTAATCCCAATGTTTTTGTTCCTTATATCCCATTGTAACATCCTGACAACCAAATAGTCCACCCATTATCTCTAAACGACTAAAGATAGTCCAAATGGCATATTGATCTACTATCCTAGGATTTGGTATAGGATAAAATTGTTCCTTTCTCTTAAAGTCATTCATCAAGTCCGTCAACTCACCCAAACTATCAATAATATAATTATGAACATTATTATTGAGTAGCATCACTCCACAACAATACTTATAGATAGCAGACTTACCACCTAGATCATAGATAGCAATATCAACCTTATCTAACTGTTCTCTTATATTCTTTCCACCACCTGTATTGGGATCAAATCTAAATCCATACTCTTCCCTACCATAGACATCATAGTAGCAATAAGTATCAAAAAGATACTGAACATTATCATAAAAAATAGTATCTGAATCCACATAGAGAATATTACAATTTCTTCTCTGAAAAGATTTAAGATTATACCATCTATGAATTGACCATGCACTTAACATATCATGATCAAAACCCTGAACAAAAGGTCTTATGAATACAGAGTACTCAGACTTAAAATGATCGGGAACAAGATTAGGCTTGTCACAAAACAGATAAACAGGTATTTCATTATTAAATTCCCTAAGGGATGCTATACTATGATTAAGACGTTTGAATTCATGTTCATTGATATGATCATGTTCACTCATCTTATAAGAATAGAAAACTATATTTTGAGCTTTCTGGTTAGTCCTCCAATAGAGCTTGTCTAACTTTTCACGATCAGTCATGTGATAGGACCACTCCTCATAAATCTAGCAGAAAAAGCCTCACTCTTTTCTTCTACCACCTCCCATTCATCTGGAATTTCTTCAGCTTTTCGTGCAGCTTCATACCCACCATCAGCAGGAACTTCCAACTCATAGAAAATTGTTTTTTTAACTTCAACTTTGTAAATATTCATTTGAATTCACACTCCACCATAATCTCAGTTAAACAAGCTAACAGATTTATTTCTTGGTCCGCGACGAAAGCGCTCTGGTACTGATACTTAGCAATAATGAGCACAGCAGCAGCAACACCAGGACCGTCCAAGGCGCCATAACAACCATCGTAAATACTCCGCAGAAGTAAAGTAGGATCATTGTCCAGGTTATCGACACACCATTTACGTACTTCCG